CATACCTTGTGACTTGTCCAATATTCGAGGTAATTGATTGCAACTGAATATCATTTTTGCGTAATTCTTTAGGATGAATGGATCCTGATACTTCCTCTGAACGGTCATGGATTCTCCAGTGAATAATTTCTTGATGGTACCGGTGTCGGTTATCTCTTTTGGGTCAATGTCGTCACCAATGTTGGCTAACTTGTGTTCAAGTTCCGCTGTTAGGAACGGGTCAGATAGTTTCTTTAGTTCGACTGTGGATAAGTTTTCTTCACCGATAAACTTCTTTAATAGGTTTAGTACGGTGGATTTACCATTACTACCTGAGCCGTATAGCAGGAAGCCTTTTCTGAACCGGGCGTTTTTGATGAGGATATATCCAACCATTTCCTCAAACAAATCAATTACTTCTCTATCGTGCTTGAACACTTTATTGAGCATTTTGTCAAGGTCGGCACAGTAGGCGTCAGGGTCATAAGTCACAGGAATACGTGCGAAGTCTATTACTTCGGGGTCGAATTCTAATAGTTTGTTCGTTCGAACGTCTAATCTGCCGTTTTTGAGGTTTATAATGTACTCCTGCAAGGGTATATCACTCGCTCTAATTGTAGTTAGTATCTTTATATAGTCCAACACCTCAGCGCGCTGTGCTCGCTTGCTGCGAGGGTATAAGCGTATCATTTCTTTATCAATTTCCCGCTCTGCCCGTTGATAATAACCATCTTTATAAACATAACATTGTTCGTTAACTGTAACGATTTTCATTTGTTTGACTAGGAGTTCAGCGAACTTGTTATGTTTGAACTTTCCATCTTCGTCAAAACATTCATTCAAAGCAACGGTTTCTTCTAATTCCCCTTCATCCTTGAATGATTCATCTCGTAGGATGGTTTTCAACTCCGACTCCGACAAAGGTTCTTTGAATACATAGTTGTTTATAAGTTTAATTGTTTTTCGTATCTGCTCCCGATTATAACCTTTGGACTGCATTGTTAGGATGTATTCATATAGAGCCTGATTCCTTCCATCACCATCCTCCATATCCTTAAACCTGTACTTGCTAGATAGCGGTTTAAGCCATACCGGAAGTTCTTGGATTTCATCAGCGGGAACGGTTTTAATCCATTCCCGCCATTCTCCATCCCTTTTAACCACCGTATATGAGAGCTTGCCCCATGAGCGAACGTCGTAGTGAAGTCCGATAGCGCACTTGGTTTTTATACTATTTTTCATTGGTTCTGGGCTCTTAAACCATAAATGCACCCCTCTAGTGGTTTTCATAACTAGACATTTTAAATCTAACTCTTTCACCACATTTAGTATTATTTCTGCGTCACGAGATGTGTCAAAATCAAGCACAATAAAGGGCTCGGGTACAAGTACAGCAAGGTTGTCAAAGTCCTTTACTTCCTCTAGCGGATGCCCACCATCTGATAATTTCTCTGCGGGCGTTTTGTCGTCGTTTAATATAATGTATCTCATATAGTCACCATTCCCTTACAGGTACTTAATTGGTACGCCTATGCTTTTAGCAAACTCTTTCTCCAATCGACAACCCTTTGACTTTTCCCACCCTTTACATAACCACAATTCGTCACACAAGGAAAGCAATTCAAAACAATGCTTCATACCCTCTCCATAAGATAACTCAAAGTAATAGAATCCCGTAGCGTGAATCGGTGAAACGTATAGAATATCAGGATTCTCTTTTAATAATTTTAGAATAATCTTCTCAACCTTTTTCTTATTACGCCTTTTCCCTGAATACGGATGTGCTATATATACTTTTTTCATAATTACCCTCCTTAAACGGCAAATCAATCATTTCCGGCCTATTTTCATGAGTCCATATCGCACCTAATATATTCCACACAAAAGCTCTATCATGGGGTTCGTCTGTGTCGCCTCGTTTCAATTTCAGATAATGTCTAACCGCGCTATCTATATAGCAATGTAGAGGTATTCCTTTTTCCCAATTACGTTCATCGTATTTTTTAGCTCCTTCTTCGTATTGCTTTGCTACATCGAGAAACATATCGTACCAACCGCCTTTAATATGGTCACGTAAGAAGATAGCCAATACATAATATAGAAGCGTTGTCTTACCTGTTCGAATATACCGTTCGATTTTAAGTAAGATATCATCTCCGAGTATATCGCCTATAATATCGAGGGGAAGTAAATCGCATCTTCCTTTACCTTCGGCTATATCTCTCACCGCCCCGGAATCAAACTCCCGTCTTTTGCCACTATCTTTAATCATTTTCTATCACCTCACCCTTCTAAAAATTTACAATACAACTCATCGTCCTCATGGTCATAATATACACTCTCTATATAAAATTCTTCATTCAAAGGATCTCTGATATGATATCCTTTAGAATTTAATATTTTTAAAGCACTGTTTATTATATCCATCAAAATCTCAAAACAAGTGTTCACCTTTACCCCTCCCTTATCTCAACTGCTCTCGTGGTTATATCTGCAAATGGACTTAGCACAATGCTTCCCAATACTGTATTGCATCTAAAGCTGTTTTTAAGTCTATTTCTCCTATTGGTCGATCATCACTTAAAAAGATTGCATTTTTTGTTCTTCCCCTTTCTTTATACCATGTCATTACAATAAAACCCGAATAATCCTCTCCCTCAAATGGTACAACACCACAACTGCCACAACCAATATCATCTCTATACGTCAACCCCAACCGTATTGCTATTTCCCTTAATTTGTTCATGGTAGCACAATTCCAATTATCATCGGAAAATTTACCGTTCTTCAACGCACATACAGGATCGTCGCCTTCCCATGTTTTGCCCCTTTTTTTGCAAAGTGGACATTCTGCAGGCCCAAACATTTGCCTACATGCTTCCTCTAGGTCTTTACCTATATCATTCATTCTTCCACTCTCCAATCGGCGCCAATATCTCCCCTTCTAATTTTTCAACAATTAGCCTATAAGCCTTTCTCTGATACTCAAAATCTTCTTTGCTTATTTCTAGGTCTGCTAATTCCTCTAATTGTTTTTTATAGAGTACATTTTGCCTGCGCAAACTAATATAATTCTGCGTTATTCTAATTATTTGGGTTAATACTAATACTGTTGTTATTATTGTTAGGTACGTATTCATTCTTCCACACTCCAATCTAATCTTTGCCCATATTCTATGTGCCTATATACGGTTATGGTAATATGTTCTACTTCGACATCTAATACCCCGGGAGCCCTTTCTTTATCATTGTGACTGTATGATGTTCTGTCTCTCCACTTCATCATTCATCCTCCCCATTAATTTCATCCAACCACTTATCCATGCAATCTATGCATGTATACGCTGATACCGGAGTGCCATCCATAAAGCCTGTTTCTCGAATAGCATATGCGCCTGCTGGTATTTCGTTTTCGCAATTCATGCAAGTATGGACTTTGCGACATTTAACTAATTTCTCTTGATAATGATTAATATCTTCATCAGCCAGACCATAAAACCCAGTGTCGGCTATGCTATAATCTTCTGGTTTGTATTTCATTATTCATCCTCCTTCGCATTTTATCAATTCCCCCTTTTTTATTTATCGTAGTAGCTATAACCGCCCTCGTCAGCCATGCTTTCATATAAGCAGCAATGAATACAATCATTCTCTACAAACTCTTGAGGATGACTAGCACCTTTACACAAAGGGTAAGGGTTAGTGTTAGGAGTGTAACATTTTGGTTTTTCTACTCTATAGTCATTCTTGAATTGTTTTACTTTCATAGTTGTTTACCCCCTCTACAATCGTAACAAATTCATCTAGCGTTCTAGGGCAATAATGTTGCCCACCGTTTCTTAATATCTTGCGCCTATGAATCCGTTGGTCTGGTTGCATGTCCAATTCCATCCCAAAGGTTACATTTAAGATTTTTCATAACAAACCACCCTTCTCAATATCCGCTTCCTCGTTATAATTAGTTGTGTCTTGTACCTCCCGTACAATAAACTCCCATTTCAGAGGAATACCATTCAATTTTCCTGCGTGTTGCATTTTACCGCTACAAACTTTTCCTATACTCGATAAGGCGATTCCATACTTCTCATTAGCTGCTTTAATTGAAGGGAATATTTCTCCTGTAGTAATACATCTAACAGGTTTTGTGAAATATCCTTTTTTCGGTTTAGGCTTTCTACCGCCTTTATAATTAGCTTGACTAATTTTGCGCTTGGTTTCTTCACTAAGTTTGACACCATATCGTGGATGATTTTCACCACGATATTTCTCCCTTGATTTAGCTATTTTAAGTCTGGTTTCCAGTGTGAATTTATCCCGAACATTACCACCTTTTGTTATGTTGTAGCCTTTCTGAGGATTGGTTGTATCATATTTCTTGATAAGTTCTACTTCCATAGCTTCGGCATCGCTTTTACTTAAACCAGTTGCAATAACCTCATGTTTGAAATTATCCCATCCATACTTTTTAATAGCATGTGTGAAATGAGGATTGTTACGATAATTCGTACCATTTTTCCACCTTAGTTTAACAGGTAGAGAAGTAATTCCAATATATTTTTTCCCATTAGGTGAAATATGCTGATAAACACTAAACTTCTTCATTTTCACACGACCTCACCGCCTTAATAAATTCTTCTAAAGAACGAGGGTAGAAATGATAACCACCAGATTTTCTAATGTTTTTTTCGTGTATTCGTTGGGATGGGGCGATAACCCCATCCTCAACTTTCAACTCAAAGGCTACGAACTTACCATTGATACAAGCTATGATGTCGGGGGCGCCTTTTGCGCCCCAACCCCCACCATGTAAATTAATGTGGTAAATACCTTTAGATTTTAGATACTTGACACACTCCCGCTGGAGTTTAGATTCCCTCATCCCAATATCGCATCCAAGTCGAATCCACCTGTAGAACCTGTTGATTTGTTTTCTTTAGGAGTCTCGACAGTAGTGTCAAATCCCGATGCCGCATATTTCTCGCCCAATCTCACAAAGACTACTGTCTTAGAGGGGTCGTTTTTGCTTGGTTGTATATCATGGTCGACTACACATCTTATATAGCAACCCTCTAAGTCCTTCGGGTCAATCTCTTCCACATTGAAATTGTTGAGTGCGGTCTTTGCGAAGTAGCTAAAAACGTTCAAGGCTCCTTCGTTAATCTCACCATCGTTTCTAATGAGAAAAAATCTCTCGATATGCTTCTTACCGTCCACCGTCACCATTTCAATTTCCACTTTTCCAAAATCCTCATCGTAAGTAGATTTAGTGATTTTAAAGACGTGTTCCCCTTTAGGAATAGGTGTAAAGCCACCTTTAGATAATTTAATTTTTGCCATTGTTCAATTCCCCCTCGATTTCCCTCATTTTGCTTAGTGTTAAAGTAAAGGCTTGCGAGTCTGTAAACCCTTCCTTCTTGAACGCTAGATATACCTCTTTCAATGCTTTTGCTAAATTGTCAACTTTTTTTAACGTTTCTGTTTTTATCATTGTTTCATTCCTCCTTTTATCATTTCAGCTAACAAATACAGCGCTTGGTTAGGTTCGAACCCCTCTGCCACTAGGTTTTTATAAAGAGCGTATATCATTCGTGACCCCTCTTTTAAGGCGTTCTCCCTTGCTTCTTTGGAAACATCCTCTACCATTTTGTCCCAGAAGTTTTTATCCATGTTATCTCCCCTCCTTCTCAATAGGACTTTGGGTAAATCTATAAGAATCCTTTTGGATTGTGTATTTATCTAGTAACCCATCATTTTTTAGAGCTTTTTTATCAATCTCTGTACCTACCGACTTACTCAAAACCCATTCGTATCGTTCCCCGGGTATAACCACCCTTTCGTCACCTTCCTCGAATTGGTTCATGCAATAGGACCGTATCTCTTTTTTGATTTCATCGAACCGTTTCTGTTTATCGGCCACTTTCTCGAGTACAGTGTCTATTTCGTTTTTTAACCTTTCGCCCTCTTTAATAAGAGCATCTATATCGGTATCTACTGTAATAGTGTTTTTACGAAGTTCTTTGAGGATGTCGGCATCCTTTTTCTCATCGAAAGCTGGAGATATTCCGGTTACCACATGCTTCTCCCACCATTCCCGAGCACGTTCTATATGGGCCTGAAACCTGGGAAATCTTTCGGATATAGAGAACTCGTCGATTATTGTATTACCCGCATGGGGTACGAAATCTTCTGGTTTATCGTAATCCCCTTCCTCAAGGAACGCACA